TAGTTATCATATGAGCGGTTTAGGTCAGGATACTCCAGATAGACCAAACGTAGTCCAAAGAAATGCTGAACATACAGAGAACATGAGACAGCAAGGACAAATTAAAACTGGAGAAATTGTGCTGCAACCAAGATGGAATAAGCAGTATGATTTATTGTTACGTGAATTTTTAGAATCAAGAGACACTTAATAGACTTAAATTATAATGACATTATATGTAATAACTCCATGCTCAAGACCAGAAAACATTCCAGAGATAGCCAAGACTATACCGCCAGAATGCAAATGGATAATTGTGCATGATAACAAAACACACGTTATTCCACCAGATAACGCAACATTATTAGTTTGCGAAGATACCGGCCACTCAGGAACTCTAGCGCGCAATTACGCACTAGATAAACTTTCATTTACCGATGAAGATTTTATTCTGTTTCATGATGATGATAATATAATTCATCCTAATTGGTATAACTCTATATCCAAATACTTAAATGAAGATTTTTCAATAATCACTTGGGGACAAATAAATAAAGAAAATCAGTTAAGACTACTACCCACAAAAAATCCAACAATTGGCAATATAGATACTGCTTCTTTTTTGGTGCGATGGAAATATAATAAAGATGTAAGGCATGAACTAGTATATTGGCATGATGGACTTTATGCGGAAGCTTGTGCTAAAAATGGTGAAGTTTTGTGCATAAATGAATGTCTTTGTTATTATAACTACTTGAGGTAAAAATGAAAAATTTGATTACAATAGATTCTACGTTTTGCGCTAGTGAGCTTTGTAAACTAGGTCAGAAATATCCTACCGACAAAAGCCCAATAAATCAAACTCCAGATCTTCACAAACATGCTTATACCGCAATATACAATTTATTATTTGCTCACCTAAAACATAAAAAAATTAATATTGCAGAAATAGGTATATTCCATAATATGTCAATACATTGTCTGCGAGAGTTTTTTGAGAATTCCACCATTCACGGATATGAATACAATACCTCATTGATAGAAAACGCCAAGCTGGCTAACTTGCGCGACGTTTCATATATGCAAATCAATGTTTCTTCTAAGGATAATATAATTAATGCGTTCGAAAATAGTAAAACAAACTATGATATAATCATTGACGATTCTACACATGAGCCACAACATCAGCTTAATGTTATAGAATGTTGTATGAAATATTTAAATTCTGGTGGATATATGATCATAGAGGATATATTTAAAAATTTAGATACATCTATTTTTGAATCTGTTTTAGACAATATGCCACAAGTAGCACATTATGTTTTTATAAATGCGGATCATGAAAATAAATTTTCTGGAACTTGGGATAATGACCGAATTCTAATAATTATTAAGGGAAATGATAAATGAGTAAATTGTCTGAAATAATTGAATTTGCTAATAGCGATAATATAAAGCTTACCCAAAAAGCTTTGAGTATTGAAGGAATGTCCAGCAAAAAGGTCAGAAATCTTCTTAATAAATGTGTTTCTTATCCAAACTCTAAATATTTAGAAATTGGTGTGTGGAACGGGTCCACTTTATATTCGGCATTATGTGGAAACAATCCAGAATATGTTGTTGCTATTGATAATTTTTCTGAATTTAATGGTCAAAAACAAAAATTTTTAGACAATATGTTAGATATAAATGTTTCATTTGAATTTATAGATCAAGATTGTTTTAATGTCGATAAATCACAGTTTAAAGATAAGTTTAATGTATATTTTTATGATGGTAAACATCAAGATATAGATCAAGAAATGGCTTTAACATATTATTATGACGTTATGGAGGACACCTTCATATACATATGCGATGACTATAACTGGCCATACGTACAAAGTGGAACAAAGAGTGGTATTGAAAAATGCAACCTCAAGATTTTAGAACAGCAAACTCTTTTGTGTGATAAATGCGGGGATACTGATAGTTGGTGGAATGGAATATGGATAGCTCTCTTACAAAAATAGGAAACAAGATGAAAAACGCAATAATATTTGGAATCACAGGACAAGACGGAAGCCATCTAGCGGATTTATTATTAGAAAAACATTATAGAGTTATTGGCGTATCTAGGCGTTGTAGCACAGACAATACACAAAGAATAAAACATATATTAAATAATAAAAACTTCGAATTGATTGAGGGCGATATTACAGATTATAGTAGTATCTTAAACGTCCTTTCTAGTTACGAAAGCGTAGATGAAGTATACAACCTAGCGGCACAGTCCCATGTGGGTACATCGTTTCAACAACCCGCTCTAACATGGGATGTTACTGGTAAAGGTTGTATGAATATATTGCAGTCTATTGTTGACTTAAATAGATATGATATTAGATTTTATCAGGCTTCTTCTAGCGAAATGTTTGGTAGTTCTTATGATACTAACGAGCATGGAGATAAGTATCAAAATGAAGAAACTAAATTTATGCCAAATTCCCCATATGCCATATCTAAATGTTCTGCTCACTACTCTGTAAGGCTATATAGAGACGCATACAATCTTCACGCTAGCTGTGGTATTCTGTTCAACCACGAAGGGCCAAGGCGTGGATCAAATTTCGTTACAAAGAAAATAACTAACTGGATTTCAGAATATAAAAAATGGCTTACAGATAACGACTTCAAAACGCAACATCTGTGTTATTCAGATGATACAATCTATGGGCTAGAGGATAAGACCTTCCCAAAGCTAAAACTTGGAAATATTAATACTTATAGAGATTGGGGATATGCTCCCGACTTTGTAGAGGCCATGTGGCTTATGCTACAGCAAGATTATGCTGATGATTATGTTATATGCACAGGCGTAACTAATACAGTCTCAGAATTTTTGGATATTGCATTTAATTATGCAAATTTACCAGAATGGAAGCATTTAGTGTATATTGATCCGCAATTATATAGACCATCTGAAGTTGATTATTTAAGGGGAGACTCCTCTAAAGCTCGTACAAAACTTGGGTGGAAACCAACGCACTCTCTAGAACAATTAATTAAAATCATGTTAGATGAAAACCTATAAAGTGCATATCGATATATCTAATATATTCCATGATATTAAAAATCTAAATATTAGAGAATATTATCAACCATTTATCGTTAAGTTTATTCAGGGCAAAAATCCAGATGATATTTGTCATAAAGTTCTAGTAGATATAATTAAGCAAATATTAAAAAAAGATAAGTCTATTTCTAATAGAATATTCTGTAGATCTATAAAATATAAAATTCGTTTCGACAAGCTGTATACATCATGAAAAGAAACTACCTAGGTTTAGGAAAGATGTCTTAAAGCGGGACAAACGCATGTGTAGGATGCCAAACTGTAAATCCAGGACAAATTTACAAGTACATCATATTAAAAAGTGGTCAAGTGCCCATTCTTTACGTTATGATATTAATAATGGCATAACTTTGTGCAAAATGTGCCACAAATCTATTAGCGGTAAAGAACATCATTATGAACCTTTATTTATAGAAATAATCAAACGTGCCTAAACCACCACCATATACTGTAATAAAAGACACCCGTGAGCAAAATGGGTACTATTTCCCAAAGAATTTTTGGTGTAATGGCTGTATAGACCATAAGCTAGATACTGGTGATTATACCATCCAAGGCTTGGAGGATAAGCTTTGTATAGAGAGAAAGGGTTGCATCGAAGAATTAGCTATAAATTTAGGACAAAAGAAATACCCATTTATGGCTGAAATAGATCGCATGAAGCCATTTGAGCATAAGTTTATAGTACTAGAATTTTCTCTTAGTGATTTATTAAAATTTCCAGAAGATACAAGAATACCAGTTAGTAATAAAGATGCCCTCAAAATAACTGGTAAATATATGCTAAAATGTCTCATAGAATTTCAAATGTATGAACATATAAATATCTTATTTTGTGATAATAAATTTAATGCATTTGTTACGGTTTGTAGTATAATGAAGAGGGTAAATGAAATGTACACCGTAGGAAGGAAAAAATAATGGCAGAGCCAGAATTACTTAAAGATTTCCACGACTATGGATCAAATATAGGAAGCAGGGATATATTTTTACATAATCATTATCACTCAGAAGATAATCAAAATCCCGGCGTAGAATATAGGATGTCTAATACTTTTATTAAAAATTTAAGAGCATTAGATATGAGAAACAATGCGAACATAACTATTCATTGTCACAGCATTGGCGGCGAGTGGGCTGATGGCATGGCTATTTATGATGCTATACAAATGTGTAGATCATACGTAACAATGATAATATACGGGCAAGCAGAATCTATGAGTAGCATATTTATGCAAGCCGCAGATTATAGATACATGACCCCACATGCGCATTTTATGTGTCACTATGGCTCTAGCGATATTAATACTGACTATTTAAGCGCAATCAATCAGGCAGATTATGAAAAAAGAATAGCAGATATAATGTTTGAAATATACGCAAAGCGCTGTGTCGATGGCAAGTTTTTTTATGAGAAGTTTGGCAAAAAACCTAGTACAAAACAAGTAAAGCAATATCTAATTAGAAAATTAAAATCTGGCGATTGGTATTTGAGTTCAGAAGAAGCAGTGTACTATGGGTTTGCAGACTCAATCATAAGAGATTGGCATATTACTTCATGAGCAATCTAAAAAATATAGATGAAGCTTGGCTAGGCTTAGATAATGTTGGTGTTGAAATTTTCAACCCAATGTCTTTAATAAAACCTTCAGATGAAGACTTTCACTTAAAGCTAGCCTACATAATGACTAGGCCAGAGTATTTGTCTTTTATGACTAGTAAAATACTCAATATTCAACTGTTACCATTGCAGTCTTTAGTATTGAACGAGCTTTGGGAAAGAAAGTTTCCAATGCTTATTGCAACCCGTGGCGGTGGTAAATCATTCATACTAGCTTTGTATTCTGTGCTTAGAGCATTAGTATTACCACGAAGAAAAATAGTTGTAGTTGGCGCAGCATTCAGACAGAGTAAAGTTTTGTTTGAATATATGGAAACTATTTGGAGAAACTCTCCAATGCTTAGAGATATTTGTGATGGAGATAGTGGCCCAAGAAGAGACACTGATCGCTGCGTTCTGAGATTAAATGATAGCACAGTAACTTGTCTTCCCCTTGGCGACGGTCAGAAAATTAGAGGACAACGCGCTAATGACATTATCTGCGACGAGTTTGCTAGCGTTCCAAGAGAAATTTTTGAAAACGTTGTTGCTGGCTTTGCTGCTGTTAGTTCTGATCCAGTAGAAAATGTAAAAAGATTTGCAGCACAAAAGAAAGCAAAAACTGAAGGCATTATAATTCAAGAAGAACAACAAGAAAATAAAAAAGACAATCAAATTATAATATCTGGTACGGCTTTTTATGATTTTAACCACTTTGCAACCTACTGGAAAAAGTGGAAATCTATAGTAAAAAGCAAAGGACAAATAAATAAACTAAGAGAAGTATTTAATGGAGAAGATCCACCAGAAAGTTTTGATTGGACTCAATACTCAATAATGCGATTACCATACGAATTATACCCAAGAGGATTCATGGATGCTGATCAAGTTGCAAGATCAAAAGCCACAGTACATGCTGGTATTTATCAAATGGAATTTGGTTGCTGTTTTACTAGAGATAGTCAGGGCTTCTTTAAGAGATCTCTTATTGAGTCATGCGTATTGTCTCAAAATAATCTAATAACAAATAATAAAGCAGAAAATATTCACTTTGAGGCTGCTTTAATTGGAGATCCAAATAAAAAATATGTATTTGGAGTAGATCCGGCGTCAGAAGTAGATAATTTTAGCATTGTTGTTCTTGAGGTTAATCCAGACCACAGAAGAATAGTTCATTGCTGGACAACAACTAGATCAGAACATAAAGAAAGAGTGAAAAAGGGATACTCGTCAGAAACAGATTTCTATTCATATTGTGCTAGAAAAATTAGAGATTTGATGATCCTATTTCCATGCATACATATTTCTATAGACGCACAAGGCGGTGGTATTGCTATTATGGAATCTCTTCACGACACAGATAAGCTAAAGAGTGGAGAACTTGCAATATGGCCAACTATTGATTCAGACAAGCCAAAAGATACAGATAACGAACGCGGCCTTCATATTTTAGAAATGTGTCAATTTGCAAAACACGATTGGTTGGCAGAGGCTAACCATGGAATGAGAAAAGACTTTGAGGACAAAGTTTTAATATTCCCCTTCTTTGACGCAATAAGCTTGGGCTTATCTTCTTCTGAAGACTTTATGAAAAATAGAATGTATGACACATTAGAAGAGTGCGTACTTGAAATTGAAGAATTAAAAGATGAACTATCTATGATACAAATGACACAGACCAATAACGGTAGAGATAGGTGGGATACTCCAGAAGTAATAGTTGGTACTGGCAAAAAGAAAAAAATGCGAAAAGATAGATATTCAGCTTTGTTAATGGCTAACATGGCGGCTAGAATATTACAAAGAACACCAGAGCCAGAAGTATACAACTTTTATGGCGGGTTCGCACACGGCGTTGTGGAAAAAAATAATGAAAATGACACAAAATTGTATTCTGGACCAAGCTGGTTTTCAGATAATATGAAAAATGTGTATTAATAACTGATCAATCCAATTGATAATCTAATTACCTGGAAAACAATATGAATGATGACAAACTTATAACGTGGGATGACTCAAGTAGTACCAGCAAGGCAGAAGCTCTAGATAGATTTTCTGATAACGTGGAAGCTTATAGCGGACACTCAAAAACACAAGGAAATCACTATAGACATTTTATAGACATTGAGCCTAACAGGTCGGTCAAACCATATTTTGGTCATAATGATTATTATTCATTCAGACCCAACGAGGCCGTTCCAAATGAGCAGCGTAGCGTTATTAAGATGTGCATGGACGCATACGATAAAGTTGGTATTATTAGAAACATTATTGACTTGATGGGCGACTTTGGAAGCCAAGGCATTAACATTGTTCATCAAAATAAAAGTGTTGAAAAGTTTTATCAGCAATGGTTTAGAAGCGTTCATGGTAAGGAAAGATCAGAACGGTTTTTAAATAATTTGTATAAGTGTGGCAATGTAATTATGTACAGAAGTTACGCAAAGGTAACGCCACAGCTTAATACTTACATGAAATCTTTATCAAGCGACATTCGTGTTGAAATTCCAAATCTTACAAAGAACGAAATACCTTGGAGATATAATTTCTTCAACCCCTTAACTGTTAAGCTAAAAGATGGCAATATGTCACTTTTTATGGGTTTAAAAAATTATACTATCACAACAAATTCATTTCTAGATAAATTTACTAGCAATGATATACCAAATCACGTTCTAGATACTCTTCCTCCAAATATTAAGCAAGCCCTAAAAAGAGGCGAAAAAGAAATACAATTAGATGCAGAAAGATTATCCGTCTTTTATTATAAGAAAGACGATTGGAAACAATGGGCTAATCCCATGATTTATGCCATTTTAGATGACATTATCATGTTAGAAAAAATGAGATTAGCAGATATGTCAGCATTAGATGGTGCTATTTCAAATATTAGATTGTGGACGCTTGGTAATCTTGAACATAAGATACTTCCCAATAAGTCAGCTATCAATAAGCTAAGAGATATATTGGCGAGCAACGTTGGCGGCGGCACAATGGAACTTGTTTGGGGTCCAGAGTTGTCATTTAAAGAGTCAAGCAGTGAAGTATATAAATTCCTTGGATCAGAAAAGTATACTTCTGTATTAAACAGCATATATGCCGGTCTTGGCGTTCCTCCTACCCTAACCGGAATGGCAACAAATGGTGGAGGTTTTACAAACAACTTTATATCTTTAAAAACGTTAGTAGAAAGATTACAATACGGTCGAGATTTACTTATACAATTTTGGGAAAAAGAACTTGAGATTGTAAGAAAATCCATGGGATTTAGATATAAAGCCCATATACATTTTGACCAAATGACATTATCAGACGAAGCAGCAGAAAAGAACCTATTAATCCAATTAGCAGATAGAGATATTATTAGTCATGAAACTCTGCTAGAAAGATTCAAAGAAATTCCTCAAATAGAAACTATTAGAATAAAAAGAGAAGTCGAATCTAGAGAAGGTGTTCCAAAGGCTGGGCTATTTCATTCGCCGCAGCATAAAGAAAATCTTGAAAAGATCGCCTTACAAACAAATCAGGTTACTCCAGAAGATGTGGGCTTAGAAACAAGCGTAGAATTACCATTAGTCGCACCAAAATCTCCATCTGGATTACCAAATCAGCCCAAGCCATCTAGCAATAACGGTCGCCCACCATTTTCCAAAGACTCATCACCACGCCAAGAAAGATCTACTAAACCAAGATCTACTCCAGGCGTTGCTGAATTATTTGTTTGGTCAGATAAGGCTTGGTCTTTTGTTTCTAATACAATTACAAATGCATATTTATCTGTCAACAATAAAGCAAATTTAAGACAGTTAACAAAGGCACAATTTGATGATTTAGAAAAGTTAA